GTGACTATGATTTATACAGGTCGGCTGCAAGAAGTAACCGAAAGCGATCTGATACTTGTTGACTGCTCCTGGATTCCAGAAACCGATCGTTTCATGCAGTTTGTAGCAAATGGGTCAGTTAGAGAGTGCGAGCCTTACCCTGAAGGATTGCCGGTATATATCAATCGCGGTGCTCTGCTGGACATGTGTGAGTTGAAGAAAGATCTTCCTCGGAGCCAAAAGTAATGAACGCCATTATGTTGCGAGAACAATGGTCACGGTCACGGTCGTGGTCGTGGTCGCGGTCGGGGTTACGGTCGCGGTCGTGGTCGTGGTCTGGGTCGTGGTCTGGGTCGTGGTCACAGTCGCGGTCACGGTCACGGTCACGATCACGATCAGGGTCACGGTCGTTCTAATTTGTAAACTTTAATAAGGAGAAACTCAATGTCAAAATCAAAACGTAAAACCGTATCAAAAGCAAACACAGTGGATCTGGGTGCTCTACAGGCAGATTGCGAAATGGCGGCAATGGAACTTCGCGCTACCCAAGATATCAAAATTCAAGCGGATCGCGATTTCATGGAGGCTAGAGATACTTATTCAAAAGCTGGTTCAGCGTTGGAATCAGGTCTCCATAGCGTTATGACCAACTGTGCAGTTCTTGACCTCGTCGGAGGTTAATCATGGGAATTCTCGATTATGTAAACAGCAGTAACCAGAAGGTCGGCATTCGAGCCGTCATCTCTGGTATTGAGAAAGTGGGTAAAACCACTTTGGCATGCAATGCTCCACGTGCCTTGCTGGTGCCGCTCGAACAGGGCTTTGCTGGCGTAGTGGTTAACAAGACCCCATTGTTGACCACATATAGTGACTTGATGATTCTTTTAAGTGAGATCATTGCCAAGGTTCAAACGGGCGAGTTCCCTTACCAGACGTTAGTATTTGATAGTGCCACCGCTTTAGAGCGCATGATCCATGACGCGGTGCTCCAAGCTGATCCGACCTATGGTAAAGGAAACAAGAAAGCCCTAACTATGGAAAGCGCACTCGGGGGATATGGGAAGGCTTACCAATATTCCAACGAGCTTTTTCATGGCTTCTTGCAACAATGCGACTGGCTTGCCACGCATGGCGGGATTAACATCATCTTGACCTGCCACGTATTTGCTGCCAAGGTTATGGATCCAGCTTTCGGTGAGTTCGACACTTGGGACTTGTTGTTACATTCCCCTAAGAACCAAAAGACTCACGGTAAGCGCGAAATGTTGACCCAGTGGGCAGACTTGATTGGTTTCTTACACGAGCCCTTATTTGTGGCAGAAGTAGAAGGCAAGTCTCTGATGCGCGGTATCTCTGCCAACAAAGGTCGCATTCTGGGTGTAAATAGAACACCTGGCTTTGTTGCCGGCAACCGCTATGGAATGCTCAATGACATCTCAATTCCAAAGACTGGAGGGTGGAATTCGTTAGCCCATGAGGTGTATAATTCAAATGGTTTGGATTACTTCAATCGCGACATTTAACAGTTTTATTAACCGAGACCGAAGTCTCATAACGAAGGAGTATTAAAAATGGCTATACTTAATTTTGATTCAACTAACGTAGCACCGCAACAACCTATGGAAGTAATTCCGGCAGGCTGGTATAACATGATGATGACCGCTTCAGAAATGAAACCGACTACTGCCGCGGACGGTAGCTATCTGGCTTGTGAATTCACCATCGTCGATGGTCAGTTTGCAAAACGCAAAATCTTTACCAACTTGAATCTGCAAAACAAGAATCTGGTTGCTCAGGAAATCGCTTACGCTGCTTTGTCAGCTATTTGCCATGCCACCGGCGTTATTCAAGTTCAAGACAGTGCTCAGTTACATAATATCCCGCTTCAGGTTAAAGTGGGAATGCGTGCGGCTGGTAAAGGTCAGGATGGCAAAGAGTACGATGCCAGCAACGAGGTTAAGGGTTATAAGGCAATTCAAGCAGCCACCGGTGTTGCGATTCCTGGAATGCCACCTGCCGGAATGCCACCTGCCGCACCAGCCGCAGCTTGGACTCCACCTGCTGCCCCTGCGCAACCTGCTGCCCCTGCCTGGCAACCTCCAGTAGCGGCGCCAGTAGCCCCAGTAGCCCCGCAGGCACCTGCACAACCAGCGTGGGCAGCAGCACCGGCACCGGCACCGGCAGCCCCAGTAGCGGCGCCAGTCGCTGCGCCAGTCGCCCCTCAAGCACCAGCAGCGGCACTACCTTGGGCTCAAGCACCAGCAGCATAAAGTAACAGCCTGCCTTTTTATGAGAAGGGCAGTTTAGTGAGGACTCCGGATAAATAAGCCACTAGCTTGACGGGTGGGACTTTGAGATCGCCGAGAGCTCAGTAGCCGGATCGACTAAGGTACACAAGGTTCGGAGTCCTCACTAAACTATAACGAAGGAATAGCTATGCAAATTGCAACTAAAACGTTAGCCGCCATTGAGGCCGCTTTGATTAAAGATCAGGGCGCCAAGTATCGCGGGTTATTGAAAGACTTGATGCCCACTGCTTCAGATGCCTATTCGACTAAAGAAGAAGACTTCCGCAATCACTTGGGCGCATCTCTAATTGGCAGAGAGTGTGCTCGCGAACTTTGGTTCTCCTTCCATTGGTGTACCCTCGAAAGATTCGACGGCCGCATGTTAAGACTATTCAATACTGGACACCTGGCTGAGCCCAAGATGGTAGCCTTGTTAAAACTAATTGGTTGCCAAGTGTGGCAAATAGACGCCAATGGTAAGCAATTTCGAATTAATGGCCACAGAGGGCATTTCGGTGGATCAATGGACGGGGTAGCAGTCGGTATTCCGGACCTCCCCGAAGGTCTTGCTGCCATAACTGAATTTAAAACTCACGGAGAAAAATCTTTCGTTAAGTTGGTTGCGGACGGCGTTCGTGTTGCCAAGCCGGAGCATGTAACCCAGATGAATATCTATATGGGGAAGAATAGTCTGACTTGGGCGTTCTATATGGCGGTGAATAAGAATACGGATGAGTTGCATGCCGAGCTCATCCCTTTCGATCCCACTCAATATCAAAGATACTTGGATCGCTCCGCCATGATCATAGATTCGGCTACTCCACCTCCTCGTATCTCGAACACTCCTGGCTTCTTTAAGTGTAAGTTCTGCTCGCATATTAAGCTCTGCCACCTGGACATGTTGCCGGTTAAAAATTGCCGCACTTGTATATCGAGTCGGATATTGGATGAAGGTAAGTGGGCATGCGTTCATCCGGTTGCCAAACTCGCCGGAGATTCTGAAATCTTAACACCGGAAGAGCAGCGCGCAGAATGTGATTTCTGGGAAATGAATCCTGTTATTAAATCAGCACAATGAAACCCCGTGAGTACCAATATGCTGCGGTAAAAAGCATCTTCGACTATTTCATATTGGGGAAGACAGGGAATCCAATTGTAGCCATGCCTACTGGCGTGGGCAAAAGTATAGTTATCGGAGAATTTGTTCGTCAAGCATTTGAGCAATACCCATATACTCGGATCATGAAGCTAACTCATAGTAAAGAGCTCATCGAACAAAATCTAAATAAACTTCTAGCAATTTGGCCGACTGCTCCCGCTGGCGTTTATTCTTCAGGTCTTAAACGAAAAGAATCTAGTTTTCCGATTACCTTTGGTGGAGTCGGGTCGGTCGCTAAACAAGACCTTGCGAAGTTCGGTAGGATGGATTTATTGCTCATTGATGAATGCCATCTGGTATCCCCTTCTGAGAGTACCCAATATCGAAAAATAATAAACGCCCTCAAAGCGATTAACCCATATTTGAAAGTGATCGGATTCACCGCCACTCATTACAGGCTCGGACAGGGTATGCTTACTGATCCAGGTGGCCTGTTTACGGATATCTGCTTTGATGCCACTACCCTCGAAGCATTCAATTGGTTTGTATCTGAAGGATATCTAGCCCCCCTCATCCCGAAGCGAACCAAAACGGAGTTGGATGTTTCAGGTGTCCACAAATCCGGTGGGGAGTATAAACAGAATGAGCTCCAACAAGCTGTTGACATAGATGGAGTGACCGCTGCCGCGGTTCAGGAAATGATCGAATTCGGAGAAGATCGCAGATGCTGGTTAATTTTTGCTTCCGGTATCGAGCACACTATCCATGTAAACGAAATGCTCAACCGAATGGGAATAGCATCCACCTATGTGCATTCTAAAATGTCTGGGGGTGAACGAGATGCCAATTTGGCTGATTATAAATCAGGCAAGTATCGCGCCATAGTAAACAATGGAATCCTGACAACTGGTTTCGATCACCCTCCTGTAGATTTGATTGGTATGCTTCGACCCACTCAATCGCCTTCGCTATGGGTTCAAATGCTCGGCAGGGGTACGCGACCAAATTACGTCAAGGGATATGATCTGGATACAAAAGAAGGGCGGTTGGAGGCCATAGCTAATAGTTCCAAGCAGCATTGCTTAGTTCTGGACTTCGCTGGCAATACTAAAAGGCTCGGTCCAATTAATGATGTGGTACTTCCTAAGACTAAAGGTGACAAAGGCGGCGGGATGGCACCAGTCAAGGTTTGTGATGCCTGCGGAGTTTACAATCATGCCAGTGTTAGGTTCTGTGTTAACTGTGGCCATGAGTTTCCTCGTCATGTTAAGATTGTAAACTCAGCCAGCACAGATGTATTGATCGCAGCAAGCGCAAGCGCGGCACCGGTTACCGAGACCTTTAAAGTGGATAGGGTTACCTATGCTCGCTATGATAAAGCAGACCGACCCCCTTCTATTAAGATCAGCTATTATTGCGGGCTTCGAGTATTCCATGGATACTTATGTTTGGAGCACGAAGGCTTTGCCAGAAAGAAGGCTCGGGATTTATG